GCACCTAGTCCGATCTGGTAAATTGGACGGCCAGTGAGGGATGTCCTATCACATAACGGCTTTGGATGGACATGAGACGAGCAAGAAAAAGGGGGACGGAACGGGGGAGCAGCTATCGTAAGTACTTAATCAGGAAATTAGCTGGATGGATCCATCGGAACGTCGTGAGTTCACATATATATATTGTAAAGATAGCACCAGAAGGACAAACTGGCCCAAAAACCCGTGAAGAAAGTGGCCGTTAACCACGCGAGTGATATGATACACAAACAATTGTAAATAAACAATGCCCGCCGTAGTCCCCGATGACCCTCAACCACTTCTATCTAGAAGTGGCTGGGGGTTCATCGTGAGGACTACAGCGGAGCAAATATTAATTGTAAATAAAACGTATCATAGCACCATAGCTCAAGAAGAAACATCCAACCACCCCTTACTTCCCTGAGGCGCTTCGGCGGACAGGCAGACTGTAGAAAACAGGATAACATATCCCCAGGCACGGGAGAACGACCGGTCAGCACGGACCTGATAGTGAATTCTAAGAACCAGACACAACTATGATTATACCCGTTATTTTAGCAGCTTTAGCGTTAACCCTCCTTATAATACTGTTTTTGGCCAGGCTAGCCGTGAGATATGTAATCCTTGATGATACTTGGGTACAATCACATCGCGACACTGTGCACCTAGCAGGCAGTAGCGCTGACAGAAAGATAGAAAAATTCGTGCATATGTCCAACGCCAATCCCAAAGATTGGATGATTTGGATATCCATGAAAATCAATAGATTGTTTTTGAGAGTCACCCCTGACGATAGGGTTGTGACCAGAGGTCTTAGGTCAGACCCCCAAAACAGTGCGCGTATATACGCCACGAAACTTCTCTTGGGTGAGCCCATAGAGAGGTACGTGCCGCTAAAATTAGCTTGTCCATCGAAGCTAACTACGCCTAGCACTGTAGACGGGGTCGACGGGATCTTTAAAAATGTGGCTGGATCCAGACGAGAGTTCTACACAATACCAAATTTCCACAAGCACATGGACGTTCCTTTGTTCGTGTCGCGTGGAGTCAGGTATTTTGCAAGAATGACAGTCGATTGCCATAGGACCGGGGACTGGATACGAGTAACCAAGCACAGTGTGGAGATCATGTCGGGAAAACCAGACGAACTCAAGTGCATGCGCCTCTCGTACGGTACCGGTCTGGGCCAGGTTTACTGTTGGGCATACAGTAAATCAGGTCGCTTCAGTATTAGTGTAAGTGCAGGAGCTTATAGCGCGAGTACCTTGAGCGCAAACCATGTTATACTAGCCAGATTAAGAACTGGTTTTTCTGTGACACCTGCGGGTGTCAAGGTCATGCCCAATGCAGGCTTTCTCAGGCATGCATTCACTTTGGACGGAGTCAAGGTGGATGCTACCCAAGTTACGATGATGTCGGCTTTGCTGGAAACAGCAATGCTGGTGGAGCACTTTGAGATAGTCGACGCAGAGGACGTGACCCTGGATATGTCCAGGAGCCCAACTCAACCAGACAGTACCCAAGACAGCAGTCAGAACAGCAGCCAGGACGAAGAAAGTCCGGGCTGTAGCGAAGACGGAAGTCCGGAGGAGAGCTGTCAACACCCCCCGACGCCAACCAGTGGGCCAGATGCCGATAACGACTTCGAACGAGAAGTCGCTAATCCGCTGATGGCACTGTGCCAAGGCGGGCGAGGGTCTGAGTTAGGAACAGGCCAAGGATTTGATATCAGCAGAACTATTTGTGATGACACTTTGCTCAATGAGCCCAAAGTCGCCGGCAGGGACATGATTCCCCCGATGATTGCTGGGTCACTGATAGTGCCAACACGAACTAGGTCAGATGTGGAGCTATCCAAAGATCTAAGGATTGACGTACACAAAACCACGACGCCCACATGGGATACAGAAATGTGGGCCTTGGAAGATAGAAATCAGCAAGATTTCATCAATGATTTGTTTGGTGAGAAGTGCAAGGACAAGGCAGAATTGCCGGACCTTAAGTACGTTCTCTCTAAATCAAAACCATCGGTGAAGAACGCTGTTGAAAGAAATAGGAAGTCTCACGTACCACAGGAGACAAAAGCTTTTCTCAAAGGCGAGCCCCAGAAAGCGGACAAGCCGGCGAGATTTATCGTAGCGACCGAAGAAGAAACCAGGGTGATACAGAATGCGTGGCGGCTAGCCGCGTATGAGGCCCTGGACGGATCTGCTTTCTGTAAGCACAGCGGTTTCGGGAATCCCGAACACGTTGAGAATTGCATGAGGCAGGTCCAAGACCTAGCTAGAGAAAAAGGCTACAAAGTGGCAGAGACGGATTTCTCAGCCATGGACGGAACAGTCAATGAAATAACTAGGAAGCTAGAAAGGAAAGTTATGAAGCACCTATTTGCCAAGAAATACCATCGTGATTTGGACATCATGCTGGACTCGTTAGTGGAGCAGGACCCACGCCCACTGAAGGGAGTCAAGCTGGTGTTATTGTACCAACGTAGGTCAGGAGAGGCCTTCACCTCATTCTTCAATACCATAATAAATCTCTACGTTATGTGGTACGCATTGAAGAAACGCTTCAAGAACAGGAAAGTCAGAATGAGACACCTGGGCATTGGAGGCGGAGATGATGGGCTCATGGCAATGAGCATAAGCCAGGAAGAGTGGGAAGAATCAGCCAGTAGACTAGGCATGGTTCTTAAATTTGTTGTCAAGGAGAACAGTGAACCGGCGCAGTTCCTGTCCATATTCAGAAACCCAATATCAGGTATCTGTTTCCCGGACGTATCTAGATTCGCTGCTAAATTTGGAGTGAACAGTTCGGGACTAGACAGCAAGAAACAACTCTACCTCAAAGCTGAGGCAATAGTCGATTTATGGAAGGGCATTCCATTAATATCTGACGCCGCACAGAAAGTGCTGGAGTTAGTAGGAAAGCCCAAATTCACAAAGGGGGAAATGGATTTATATGAAGATAGAAAGGGGTATCTTCAAAAGATGTTAGGGAAGAACGCCAAGTTCAAATCGGTCAGCACGGACAAAGAAGCGTCCTACGTGCTGCATGAATACGCCAAGCAGTTGGGAGTAAGACCAGTGTCAGTCACAGAAGCAATAAATAAGATACGCACTGCTAAAACTTTCGACGATTGGCCACATTCGTGGATTCCAATGCATCCTTTTCCCGAAGCATCAGCCTTCGGGATACCATATCTCTTCGGCAGCCATCTCGTGCCGGCTGCCGATTTAGAAGTTAACCACCCTTCCACTACAAAGTCCAACGACCAAGGTAGTAAGAACAATAGTGATGCCGAGAAAGAGTAAATCGCAACGCAACAAAACTGCAGTTATTGTGGAGAAAGTAATCACAATGAACAACCAACAACCAAGAAAGAAGAAAAGTAAACGAGCGAAGAGACGATCATCAGCTCTACCAACCCCAATGCTAAGCCTAGCGAGACTAATAGCTGACCCTTGCGGGGCTCCCCTCACGGGAGTCGACGTAATCGAAGCCAACATAGTCGAGCGAGCGAGGGCTTTCAACGGGGTAAATAACACTAACAGCCACACTTGCGGCTACGTCGTATGGTTTCCCTCACATGTAGGGCACACCAGCGCCGGAGTCTCCAATCGGAATTATAACTGTTATTTATGGGAAAGCACCAACCCGCTCACTGTTCCAATCAACACCGCTGCATCGCCGATGGGCCTTTCTGGCTTCTCTGCTGCCAGTGGGTTGTTTTTACCTGATCCAGCTGCTGGTACAGTATCGGATACATCACCATTTTCTCGGCAGAAAACCTACTCAGGCTGCTTGCAGTTTGAGTACCTTGGAGGTCTTACGAACATTCAAGGACAGGTGGCCGTGGTGAAGAATCTGTCCCTCGCGGCCTTCAACAGAAACTCAGGCGCGCCAGGTGCTGCCCTCGTTCCTATGAACGTGACTCAAATGTTCACGTATGCACAGGAGAGAGAGCGCACTCAAATAGGCGGGCACGAGGCTGTTTGGAGACCCACAGCGGATTCGTGTGTATACAGAACAAACGGGCAGGAGATGGCCGGGTTAGTAGGTGCAACTACAGGTGATATTGCCAATACAGTCTTTATGTCTGGGCAAGCCGCCTTACTTGAAACCGTCGAGAGGTCCGTAAATCCTAATGAGATTTATGGCGTTGCCATTGCTTGGCAAGGCCTCTCTGTAACCCAGCCGTCACAACTGTGCATGGTTAAGACATTCGCGCTCGAATTGGCTCCTAGAGCTGGAACCATCGAGACGATCCCCAGGCAAGTCAAGGCGGAAACAGAAGGTACATACATAGCTAGAGCTGTGCAGTATCTCGACTCTGTAATGCCTGGGTGGCAAGGCAAGATCATGAATGCTGGCATTGATAAAGTCGGCGCGCTTGCCATGTCCTATGCACCCTCAATGATGAGAACTGTAGGCCCAATCCGGCCTAGTCTCAGAATACGAGACGGCAGTCTTTGAGGGCTCTTCATTCCTAAACCATTCTTCTTCTTCCTGGTTGACAGTTGCTAGTTGTAGGCACTGACTCCAGATAACTGCACCCCAGAACCCTCGCTACCACGGAGAGAGGCAAAACAACCCGTGGGCCCGGCTCGTGTACTTACAGCGAGAGTAGGGAATCTTTTCGTAGCTAGCAGTTTACCCACCGAAGCACATGGCGTGCACCCCCACCACACGGGGAAGGTTCTTGGTTCGATTCCAGGCGGCTGCTAGTCAAACCCCAAAGGGAC